CCAGGAGAGCATCAGGACGGGCAAACTCAGAAGAGTCGTAGTTACGATAGCCAGCAACGTTCTTTGCCTTCAGTTTGAAGTTAGCACCTTGCCAGAAGTCAAACGGATCGATTGCTTCCTCGTCCTCAAACTCAGGTTGCATTGCAGCAGTGAGTTTGTCAAAGATCTTCTTGCCGAACTTGTACAGGAAGACTTTACCTTCGTTGGAGGGATTAGCAGGATCCTTGACCACATAGATGTTAGCAATGTAGGTCAGTTTACGCTTCTGCTTACGTGCCAGTTCTTTACCAGCATCAGTGCCGTTGTTCCACAGGGTAGTGTTGAGTTCGGACACAGGATCCTTCTGACCCAGGGTCGTCAGGGAGTTCTCAATATACCAACCACCAGGACCTTGGAATGCGTGACTGTAGAGTTTCACGAACGGCAGGTCTTCACCATTCGGAGCAGGCAGGAAACGGATAACTGCATAACCGTTGCCGCTCTTATCACATTCCAGTTTCCACACACGTTCATCGCCAGAGGATGAACCATTATTATTCATTTTTTCAACTTCTTTGACCAGTTTGGCGGTCAGAGAACCAAGCTTAGATTGCTTCTTAAGGTCTGCGAAAGACATTTGGATTACCTCGGATTAATTGGATTCGGGGGATTACTCGGATAGTATAGCAAAGATTGGATCAGGCGTCAATGTAGGTTTTCAATGCCTCGATCGTTTGATTCATACTATTGAATAATACCGTCATGTCAGTTTCGGGAGCAAATCCCATCAACTGAACTGACTTGCGTAGATTCTCTTTCATCTCAACCGCTTCTGGGTCATCTGAAAGAGAAAGTCTAGTATACATCACACGTTGCTTTTCTAGCAACTCAGTCATCTTGTCAATGTGATCTAACTTCTCTTCTTTAGACATTCCACCAAAGGTGAAAATACTTCCGTAGATTGATTCTTGCAGTCTGTTAATCTCTTTCAGTTCTTCCTGGATAATATCAGAATTAAAAAAATTACTCATTTACAATTGACCGTAGAATATCTTTAAAGTTAGATACATCAATATTTAGGAATGGAGAATATTTTTTCAGTTTCAAACTTACGGTTTCCCACACAGGGTCGTCAAGCTGCTTATCAAACTTATTCCCGAACAGGAATATTTTATGGTATATCACTAGGGTTTCAAGTGAAATTGTCCCGCTCAGGAACTTTTTTAGAACGGGTGGATGACCTTTCGAACAGTTGAAAACATCGTCTAATTTGTTCTCCGAGAACAATTCGTTGCTTTGTTCTTTGAACAAGTAGGTCAAACTCTGTTGTCGTTTCGTCCATTCGGCGTAGTTTCTTTCGCCAGAATTTATAATTTCCCCAATCCATAAGTTCTGTGGGTTATCGGTGGCAGTGAAATTGGATACAAGAAAATCTACGACTTCCTTATCACTATATTTACGCGAAGTTTTTTCAAACCAATACTTATCCTTCCTCTTATTAAAAGAGGTTACACTTGCACGGGTCTTAGCACCGTACTTGAAAAAATCATATTTTGGATTAGTAAAATGATTTTTCAGTGAAAGATAATGTTGGTAGGTTTCAAAGGGACTCACTTTCAGCATCGACTAATTCAAGATCTTCAATACAATCAACTGTAACTTCATGTTCGGCAATACGATACCAGTGCTTATGTACACCAAGAGTATCCTGGTAAAAACCAAGATACTCTAAGTCATCACATTTATTTTCACGCAACCATGCTTGTAGGCGATGGTGCATCAATTCATCACGGGAAATCATAGTGGCAGTTTTGCCCTAGAAGTACGCTTCATAAAGTTGAGACGTGTTGCATCCCACTTAAGACGCTCTTTCAAAGGTTTTGAAATGAGCTTCGTTACTGATTCTACCTCAAGACCATTAATTTCGCAATAGTGACAGATTGCATCAATGTAGTTAAAGTTTTCTTCTGCTACAATCTTTTCAATCTCAAGAGCAAACTTCGAAGGTGTTAAAAATTTATTTTCGATAGCTTGTTCTAGTTCTTTATTCGGTTCCATAGAGCTCCAGTTTATCTCTAACAAACTTTCCAATGTACTCGGTAAGCAGTTTGATGTATTTTGATTTGTCTCGTTCTTCATAGACGACGCATTCTCCATTTTCACAAGCCATGATAATTACAAGTTTTTTGACTGAGATTCCAGTCAGTTCGTACAGCATACAACCATATGCCATGCACTGTACAAAATAGTGTTCGATCCACTCTCGTGGTTTTGGTTTTTTAGAAGTCTTAAAGTCAATTATCGCTAACTCACCGTCATATTCTGCAATGCAATCGACGGTTCCAGCAATCCCCAACACTTTACTATATAGGGACCCTTCAAGGGCGTAGATATTATTTATGCGGTTTAGATCTCGTTTTGCAATCTTAAAAAGAAAATCAGATATTGGTTGCACTTTTGGAAGTTCATCATTCATGAGATGATGTTCTACCAGAGTGTGCATATCCGTACCACGACTTGTTGCTGCCTTGGTGATGCGGTCTGCCTCTTCATCACCAACCTTCTTACGCCATTTGACAAAGATTTCTTTGTTAAAATGGCTGGTAACCGAAGTAATTGAAACCAGTCTTAACAGTTCTTCTTCGTCTGGTACTGAATAATAACGAACACCATCTATAGTCTCCCTTTGAAGTTGTGGGAGATCAATGTTTATATGATTAAAACTCATGCCAAACTACTGCGTTCCTCGGATAATAATTTTGATTAGGTTCTTTAATGAAATAATACAATGCTAAAGAATATCTGTCAATGTTTGATGGTGTCTGTAAAGGATGTGGATGACCATGAATAGAATTATCGGATAAAGTAAAGATAACTGCTCTGTTCATCAGAGGAGCAATCTTTTGTTCTAATTTCTTCTCTTCATGATTCCACAACTCAAGATGACCTCCCCACTGATCTAACCATTGTGGATTGAGATATAAAAGGAGATTCAGGACTCGGAAGTTTCCAGTTGCACTGTGGAGGTTGTAATCCACATGTAGTGATAACTTTCCACCTGTTTGAATTCTGTGACATCCTGCACCAAACATGTCTGGGTCTGGAAGAAGATCCTTGATGCCAGTTAGGTCACTTAAAAACTTTGTGAATCTAGGAGTGTTTAAATGTTGTAGAACAGTGTATACAGTTGGTGACTGCAAAAATAAATTATCTACACTGTTTGCATTATAGGGGGTGAAGAACTTATTAACTTGATGAGCAGACATGTACTCATTTGTTGATGCTTCACACCCCCAATCTTGATGATTTTTTAATTCTGAGAAACATTTTAAGGCACATTCAGAGTCAAGGAAATTATCAATTACAATGTTAGGAAAAGGTCTTGACTTTGAATATGTGTGTGATAGTTTTTTCCCCAAATCATAATCATCAAATATTTTCATATTTAAAAACCAGCTTCCATTTTAGCAACAATGTACTCCTTAACAAGACCAGAACGGACAATATCATCAACATCAAATTCAATTAAATCAAAAGATGGCATTGCTCGTAGAATCTTCATAAAATCAATAATACCGTTACGCTCATTTGTTTTTTGCAAGTCAGACTGTGTAGCATCACCGCAGAAACAAATTTTCGTATTTTCACCAACACGTGTAATTATACTATCTAATTCATGAAAATTCAAGTTTTGGAATTCATCAACAATTACGATAGCATTATCAAGAGTAGTGCCACGAAGGAATGAGGTGGACCAGAACTTGATGGTTTCTTGTGATTTGAGATTGCCATACAGCATCTCAAAGTCTGCATCAGAAGGCATCTGGAACATATACTTCACCATATTCTTATATGGGATTTGGTAGATGTCTGCCTTGTCATCATGGTCTCCAGGGAGAAAACCAATCTCACGAGTTGCTACAAGAGAACGAACAAGATAAACTCTTTCGTATGGAGTTTTTTCATCTAGAACATCACATAATGCATTGTAAAGTGTGATGAAAGTTTTACCTGTTCCAGCACACCCATATGCGACAAGATGTTTACCCTCAGAATATGATTCAAATAGACGTTTTTGATTTTCCGTAAGCGGTTCAACGTCCACCAAGTACTCTGAACTCAGAGGTTTTCTCCTCTTCATCTGCTTTGCCGTGAGTCCAACCCCGATTGGTTGCTCTGCAGATGCTCTTTTTCTTCTTGCCATAGTTGATTAGATTTTTTTGACTATTGACCCAGGCATTTTCTGGGCACGACTCAACACTTCATTCCAACCAGGATTTCTGGAGATTAGTTTATTCTTCCATTCTCCGACTTCTCCTGGACTTGCACATCCCTGACTCCAGTCTTTATCCCAATCTGGATTGTCCTTTCTCCACTGCTCATAATTTGCAATGGTCATGCAAAGTTCTTGTGTTTCACCAGTCTTAAGATTGACTACTGGATATATCGGCATTGTTATAAATTCAAGATAATTTATTTAGACCCACTCAAGGGCTTCTGCTACTGCAGGGAACTGTTCTTTGAAGACATCTTTACATGCAAGTGCAATGTCCATGTGCTCTTTTTGAGTTCCGTTTTTTTCTCTAAGTTGAATGTAATGAATCCAACTACGGCAGGAACCACTCATATAGATGCGTGTAGGGGTCGCCAGAGGCAGTACAAACCTTGCACACTCCTTTGCCACATCATGCTTCAGAAGTTCCTTGTAGAGGCGCATAGACTCCGCAAAATGCTCTTGAATCTTGCCCTGCAATTGCAGTTTCTCATATTCACCAATGTCATCAATCGAGTTCTGACGATTCTTGGTATCTTGACGCCTCAGTTCTGGAACAGGGATGTAATCACTGAGAAGTGAAGAATCAGCATAACGCTGAGAAAATTCTTGATATGTAAAAGAACGGTGCCGAAGAATTTGAGCTGCGATACCACGGGTAGTCTCAATCTCCAGAGTCATAAAACTCTGTTCAAATACAGACCAATGATTATGTTTGATGCAATATGCAAGGAGTTTTGAGTAGTTCTCATTAGTCTGATTTTCTGGATTTGACACTCTCGCAACATAGGCCATAGTTTTCTCCGCATCAGGAGTAACCGATACAAATTTAACAGATGTGCTCATAGATTTTTTTAATGTGATTTGTAAAGTCTTCAGTTGAAAGAGTATTCTTCATTATGTTACAGGTATTGCAACAAGGTGTCAAGTTTCCTTTAACATAACCAACACTACTATCAATTCTATCAATACCATTTCTAGGATATTGTTTTCCCCTAATATACTTTAATTCTTTTTGTTTTGGCAAAGAACCACAATATGTGCAGGGTTGTTTTATTAGAGTTTCAATGTCCTCAGAGACTAGTTGAAAATCAATATTTCTTTTTAAGGCAGAATTTTTATAGGCACGAAGCACAGAACTAGTATATGTTTGTTCTGTGCTTCTAGTTTTTCCATTTTTTCTTGCTATTTGTGCTTTATTACACCCACAACTTTTTTGCCTTTTAATATTAGTTAATGTTCCTTTAGTTTCTTTTCCACATAAAGGACATTTTCCCATAGCGTGTTTTTTGTTGTGTCCGTTTTTATTTTTTACATAGAAAATGGATAAAACTTCCATATAAAATATATTGGTTATAAACTATTATTATTTATCAATATATTTCATTTACCAAATCCTTTTTTCTCAATTGACTCTATGTCTGCAAGTTGCTTTCTTAGTTCTCGCAGTTGATTTTTCATCTCTCTAATCTTTTCACTAGTGTAGAGATGATCCTG